ACCGCCGACTGCTGTCCAAACGTCAATATCCTCATCGTCAAGGAACAGATTGGCGGAATTGACGCCAAGGGCGGTGATGTTGCCGCCAGAGGTCACGATGCTGGTAACGGTGTCGATGGTGTTGGAAGCATCGCCCTGGAGGACGGTTTCGAGGAAGTCGGCAAACCGCTCCGGCGCAAGAGTGCGCGTGAGGGTAGCGAAGTTCTCGATTGCCTTTTCGTCGGTGTCGGTCGCGTATTCCGCCTGTTTGGTATAGCTGAAGGCGTGAATGTAGCAAACCGGGGTGATCTGGCCGGGAACCTGAGTAGGCCCGGAGCCAATGCCCATGTCAACGCCGTTCATGTTGCCAACACGGGGCTTGCCGCCGAGAGACGGCATGGTGGGAATACGCGACGGGCGGTCGGAAACCGCCTTGATCTTGGATTTCTGGATTTCTTTGAGCAAAATGCTCTGGCTCAGGACGTAGTTTTCCAGTTCTGGCCTAACGTACTCCTGCTCGGATGCAAGAGCTTGTGCCGCATCAGCGATAGCGATGGGAGTATACCTCAGCTTTCGTAAAATTCAGGCTTTACGAGCCTGTCAACGATTGCCTCGGTGTCCTCGCATTTATTCAGCCCCCCGAAGGGAACCATGCTCTAGGCGAGTCGGCGCTATGACCGATACACTCGATTTGGCGAATTCAAGCTATGGATTGGTGCCGCCTGTGAAAGCGCCTCCCGGTTTTCTCTCAAAGCAAAATTCTTACCCATAAGAGTATCACAAATCGTCTATAATGCAAGTGTGCGGCTGAACCGCACAACGACTTAGGAGGTCGCCATGCCATTGAAACCTCGTGCGGAGGTAGTACAGCCGCTTGACCAATCATACCGCCTAATCCCTCTTACCTGCGATCAGGTTTGCATTGTGGATGCGGAAGATTTTGAATTCCTCTCACAATGGAATTGGAAAGCCGCGTGGTGCAGCCATTCCAAAACATTCAGGGTCACCCGGACCGAAAAATTGCCCAATGGCATACGCACCACCGTATATATCCATCGCGTAATTGCGGCGCGAATGGGATTCCCTGCTGTTGACCATAAAGATCACGACACCCTAAATAATCGCCGTAAAAATCTCCGACCATGCACGCATTCGCAAAATGGAGCAAACAAAGTGATTCACAGAAATACCAAAACGCCATATAAAGGCATATGGTTTCAACAGGGAAAGTGGACGGCGATTCTGAGAAAAAATGGGGTCAGGTATTACGGCGGTCGGCATGATACAGCAGAGTCAGCAGCACGCGCCTATGACGCTTTGGCGATTGAGCACTTTGGCGAGTTCGCGTACCTCAATTTTTCTACTTCCTCTTCCACTTCACCGGCTTTGCACGCCCCACGATGTAGGCGGTGTTGTCAGCCTGTATGCCCCCGCGCCGGAAGTCCACTTTGAGGCCGAGGCGGGTAGGAGAATCGGAAATCAACTCGTACTTGTTGTTATCCGTCTGCTGCTGGGCTTGTGCGCCGGTTTTCTGCGCTTGCTGGCCTGTTGCCGCAGCCTTCTTGCCCTGCCCGGCCTTGCGCTTCGCCAGAACGTCGTCTACGGCCCGCTTGACGGCACCGGGGATGATTTTCTTATGCTCGGATTCCACCGTCATGCTGTACGAAGTCTTGTTTTTGGCCTTGAGTAAGCTCTTAATCTTTCCCTGATAAGCTGTGTTCGCGGTCACACGTGCATTTATCTCGGTTCGTACAGCGTTGCGGATAGAGTTCGCCTCTGCCGGTGTGAATTTCACGCTTGGGGCAATCTTTTTGATCTCGTTCACGGTAAAAGACTCTGAACGGGGACGAATCTCGCGCAACCACTCGTCATGCAGGACGTTCATCTCCCGCTGCTCAAGATTATTGCCCTCTGTTCCGATTTTCGTGCCTGATTGCTGGCCTTGAATGGCTTTTGGCGCTATCGGATTCCTGGCAGTCGTATTGATCTGCTCCACAACGCCCTTGATTGCCTTGAATGCCTCAATTACCGTCTGCAAGTTGGGGTCATCGGAAGTTTGCGGCAAAACGCGATCCAAAAGAGCCAGTTGTAGCGGAATCCCGGCATTACCGAGATACCCGGATACAGATTTGCAGATGTACGCCGAAAATCCCTCTGGATTCACATCGGCAAAGCGGTCCATCGCCGCAGGAATCAGCTTTTGGAAGCTCTCCGGATTGGCTTCGACCATCTGATTGATGAGTTTGGGATCGCCTGCCTGGAATGCGTTGTCATAATCACGCCAGAATGACCGCTCGGCCAGAGTATTCGAGATTACCTGCTCAATCGGCGTTGATCCGGGCACATACTCGGCATCATTGGTATTGTCGTCAAGCTGCTCCATCAGCTTTAGCCGCTCAACGGTTTTTGCAACGCCATCAGGGAGCAGTTTTCTGGATTCCTCCCAATGATGCAGCGCCTTTTTGACCTCGCGGTGCAAATCTGGAGAATCTTTCAGCTTGTCCTTGAGTTGCTTCCAGGTACTTGCCGCTGACGTTGGTTCACCGTCAACCGACTCCGCCTGTTCCGCACCTTCAACTTCCGCTTCGGCTCCCTGTTCAACTTCTTCTGCGCCCTCGGATTCGAGTTCCGCGCCTACGTCAAGTACCGCTTCATCTGGCATTTCTCTCTCCTTTAGACTGTTGCCGTTCCCCGCGTTCCTGGTGCTGCCGCGTTCTTTTGGACTGAACTCTGCGCCTCTGGAGCCGCTTCCTTGATTCCCGCCTGCGCGTTCATCTGCTGCTTGCCAGAGCTATCTTCGTCCTTGAATGAGATTTGCTCGCTCGGAGGCTTCATCTGCTGTTGAGCCTGGGCCGCTGCCTGAGCCTGAGCCGCCATCATCTGATCGTGGACCGCTTTGTGCATCCTCACGTTTTGGATACCGAGTGCGGCCCGTTTCAAGGCTTCTTCGGGTGCTTCCCCATCTTCCGGTTGAGCTACATTCATCCTCAACCAGCAATCCTCGCTCGATAGGTATTCTTGGCACTTTGCTGACTCCCACTTGTGATAATCGTCTTGCTCTGGCATTATTGACGGCTGCGGCTGTGGGGGAGCATACGGAGGGGCTGGTAAACCCTGCTGCTCAGCCTGTAACGCCTGCTCCGCGTGTTGAACCGCATATTGAGCAATTTCCTCTGGCGTTGGGATGTTTGGCGGTTCCTGCAAAAGCAGTTCAAGCTCTCTCGACTGCTTCTTGTATGCGATTGCCGGGATGAACACCAAGTCCTGATTGCCATTGAGTTCGATGAACTCCTCCCAGTTGTCGGGTGACTCGAAAAGAGCTTGCCCAACCGGAGAGGCGGCGGCCATCTTCACAAGGTCGGTAAGATTCGCCCGCTTCGCCGCCGTGGTCTCTGGGAAAGATGAGTCCGACACGTGGGCATGAAATTTTCCTTTCTTCAGCCGTTCCATCTTCACGGTGATCTTCGCTCCATCCTTACCAACGACTGCTATCTCCGTTCCATGATCGGGATTCTTGGATGCAAGCCGCGCCGCCTTCTCTGCAATCCCCGCGAATAGAATCTGCAAATATCCCCACGATGGGCCGAGCATCCCCATTGCCTGAGAACGCTCCATTGCTGTCTTTGCTGCTGGGTCGCCAGACTTAGATTCCCCTTGAAGGACAGGCATCGATCCTGAAATATCCTGCGACACTGGCCCACGAAGCTCTTCAATCGCCTCATCGAATCCCTCTGGAGGCGCTGCGGGAGGTTCGCGGTAAACTATCTGCTTCCCGATCTCCTGATCTGGTGGCCCCTCTTTCAAAAGAATGTAGTCATTTGGCCGTGACCGCTGATTTGAGATAGCCTGATAATCTTCGTCGCTTCCCCGGAAATACGTTACACTCCAGCCAGTTTCGTAATTCTCCCTTTTGGCATTCATGTAGTCGTTGTAGGCGTCTTGGACAACCTTCATCGGCTCCATCAGCGCCCCGCCGGTCATGCCATCGCGCTCCATCGGGAACACAATATCAATCGCATCGTCAGGACACTCATTCCAGCTTTCTGAGTACGATTTGCCTACATACTTGACGTGGCAACCATCGGGGAACAGTTGCAGGAATTTGTCGCGGTAAGTGAACTCTTTGCCATCATCGCGCACGTCTTTTTCATCAGCGCCAGGATAAGCAGAGTCGAACATCTTGTCTTGGAACACTTCAGGGCGCAGGAAACCATTCAACTCGGTCGTAAGGTAATTCAGAGCCAGGCCGGTAAGAAAAAATCCCTTTTTGGCTTGCTTGACTCCAATTCGCGCAAAGCGATTCCAGTCCGATTCGCCAATGGACGGCTCCCCGGCGGTGATTTTCGAGCGAATCCACTCATTCTGTGCTTTGAGGGTAAGAACATTCTTATCGTCAAACAGGAAGCAGTACGGCGCGTCGGCCCAGCACTTGCAGACGATGGGAACCTTGGACTCCATTGTTCCATAAATGTCTGCCGTCTCCATTGAGCGCGGCTCATCCTCATCATTCAAGCCAAAACGCGCTTTGGATTTCAGCGTGTGTGTCCATGCGATTGTCCGGCCCGACATTCCCATCATGTAAGAGACGCGCTTTTGAATCCTCTTCACCGCGCCGCCTTTTTCCGACTGATCGAATATCTCCCAGAACCCTTCTGCGGTCTCAGACGCCTCGATGGACTCAGAATCCTGCTTATCCGCCGCGAATCCAATGCCGGGAGGATTCTGCGTCAGCACTGCATCGAGCGAACGCCAACGCGCTCGGAAAATGTTGTAAGCGCCCATGAACATTGGGCATTGCACGTTCTGACCATTGCCAATGTCAACATATCCGCCAGCCGTACCAACTTGATAAACACCTGTTGACCAGTTGGGGTAAACGTGCTGGATTCCGTCGTAGTAGAAGCGCATGATGCGGTCGAGCAGCACCTCGATGCGCCGGTCGTACATTTCCTGATCTTGAAGTTTCTTTACGATGCCCTCTAGCTTGTCAGTCAAGTCTTGAGGCATATCCCGGTTATTCTCGCCGTAGGTTGGCGGATCATCGGACTGCGGCACGGAGTCTAGGCCGGTTTCGTCCGCTTCAAGTCCATCCGGAAGTATGGCGTTAGTTGCCATTAGACATTCTCTCGAATTCGGGAATTATTCTTCCACACTGGACAGCCTGTCTGAAGGCTTCTTTTAGACTTCCCTGTCCCATTACTTCACCCAGCCAATACCCTTTAAGTGTTTCAACAATTTCATCGTCCATGGGGATGAATTTTACCCCTCGATATTCAATCGTCGCCCTTTTTGGATTTAACGAATCCATGTCAATTCCGCTTTGCGGCCTCCTCATAAGATCGAATGAAGTGCATTTTAGTCATTCGTCCCGTTTCTGGACGCGCATACCAAATTTGGACTTCGTTCGTTCCAAGTATTTCTCCAAATGCAACAAGATTTAATACATTTTCATCTGGTCCTAAAACTTGGAACAGTTTTTGTCCTCTAACGTCATAATAATTCCCTACTTCCACATCGTATCGAGAAAGCCACCGTTCATTTTCTGGTGCAATTCCTCTTATTGCACCCAACAGTCCTAAAAATCCTCGCCTTATAATATCAATGGCGTTATTGGCCATTATCCCTCCTCCTCCTCATTTCTCTGCAAAAAGGACACGATGGATCGCTACCAGAAACACACGGAGGTCTTCCCATGATGCGCTCAAAAACATAAATCCATTTGCGAATTGTTTCCATGTCAATTCCGCTGTGCGGCCTCCATTGCCAAGTTCACCACATCCTCACGCGCTAGAATTGCCGCCATTGCCCTTGCAATCACGTCACAGCACGGCTTTCCGTCGGTAATCATACTCAGGCAGTACGGGCATTGAATCACGCAATCCTTCGGCGACAACCGCGCATCGCGCATCTGCTTCCACACGTAATCGAGCTTCTGCTGTCCGGTCATGCACTGGCAACACGGCCCTTGCGTGAGCGGGTTCCACATATGCCGAACACAGTATGCGCCGTTGTGGTTCATCGTTGATACAACTTTCCCCGCGCCTTGGACTTGATGCGCTCGGCTTCTGATTCGCTGATGTTTCCGGCGTGTTCGCTGCGGGTAGCTCCGGAGATCGCCAGACGAGCA